CTCCTGATGAACTATTAGCACAAGAGTTAAATAATTGGAATGGTGGACAAATTAAGAACTAAAATATGGACAAACTCGGAAGTACGGATAGATTAGAAAAGTTAAAACAAAACTCAATAGAAAATCATGGTAAACAAAAGAGAGGATGTAAGAGTTGTAAGAAACCAAAAGAAGTTGTGGTGGAAAATGTTCCTTTACCATTTGAGTTGGAACCTGAAATATATATTCCAACCGTAGAGGATATTAAACTTGCATACGCTGAACTAACATCATTCGGTGGGGTACCAGAAGACAAGAAAGAATTTATTAAAAAGGTATATCGGGCACTGTTTGGTGAAGAATTTATATTTAACTGTGGAGGATGTGGTAAGAGTCAAGCAAGAAAATTTACCAATCACTTAAATAACATAGGAATATTATGAGCAAAGAAAACAAAGCAAACGAAATAGAATATGAACAAAGGATGGAACGTGCCTTTGAGTTAATGTTATATGAGAAAAAATCATATGATGAATTTAAGAAACAGTTCGCACAAGAATATGATGTAACAACAAGACAAGCAGAGAATGTGTGGAAGGATGTTAGGAACCGTCTGAAGGAACGATATAGTCAGAACCAAGAGGAAATACTAACCGAACAATTAAATCGTCTGTATGACCTTTTAAATCGTTGTAGACTACAAGGTAATAGAAGGATTGAGTCGGAAGTTCTCAGAGACATAACAAAGATATTAGGAATGGAGGCACCAAAGAAAGTTGACCTAACTTCAAATGGTGAAACTATTTCTATTAATATTAATATTACAGAATAAAAAAATTTATCATAGACGAAAGTAATGTTTCGTTTTTGGTTATTTTATATACATATATATGGAAGTAGACATAAATCTAACTAAGAAACAATCACAAGCGTGGAAACTCTTAATGGATGATACAACCAACGAAGTATTATACGGAGGATCCGCCGGTGCTGGTAAATCTTGGTTGGGATGTTTATGGGTAACCACATTATGTTTAAAATACGCAGGGATTAGATGTTTGATTGGTCGTACAGTATTACAACAATTAAAACTAACCACACTCAATACTTTATTTGAAACCCTACAATCAATGGGATTAAAGTCAGGGGAACATTATGTCTACAACGGACAAAGTAATGTCATAACCTTTACAAACAAGTCTGAGATAGTATTAAAAGATTTACAGTACCAACCATCGGACCCAAACTTTGATTCATTAGGAGGTTTGGAACTTACCGCAGTTTTTGTCGATGAGGCATCACAAACTTCACAACTTTCTTACAATATCTTAAAGTCTCGTATTCGTTTTAAACTTGACCAATATTGTCTGGCACCAAAGATATTAATGACTTGTAACCCTGGCCAAGTTTGGTTGAAGAAGGTCTTCTATCTTCCATACATTCAGGAAACCTTGCCAGACAATATGGCGTTTGTACCAGCACTACCCCTTGACAACCCACACTTACCAGCATCTTATATTGAGATGTTAAAGTCATTACCACCACAACAAAGAAAGAGATTATTGGAAGGGGATTGGAATTATATGGACGAGTCAGATAATATTTTTGACTTTGATTCAATATCCAATAGTATGTTTAAATTATCACCACAACCAACAGATAAGAAGTATATCTCAGTGGACGTAGCAAGATTTGGTTCAGACAGGTCCGTTGCGGTTGTTTGGAGTGGACTGGTGGTCTTGGAAGTGTATGTCTATACCAAACTATCAACCACAGATTTATCGTCCGAAATAAGGGAACTAATACAGAAATACGGTGTACACCCAAATAATGTAATTGTGGATAGTGATGGAGTTGGAGGCGGAGTTGCGGACCAGATTAGAGGAACCAACTTTGTGAACAATGCAAGACCATTACACGAACAGAACTTCAGTAACTTAAAGTCCCAATGTTATGTTAAACTATCTGAACTATTTAAAGAAGGGAAAATAAGTATTAATATAATGGAACCATCAACTGTTGATGAAATAACACAAGAACTATTAGCAGTCAAATTAAAAGACGTAGATAAAGATAATAAAGTACAAGTACAATCAAAAGACGATATGAAGAAAGTGTTGGGTAAATCACCTGACTTATCGGATGCACTAATGATGAGAATGTACTTTGAAATAAAAAATATGAAAGCAACAGGAAGATATTCCATTGCATTCGTAGGATAAAATATATATACATATATGATTAAATTTAAAATAGATGAAGTAGAATATAAGGTCCCTGACTTTATATCAATTGAGAATTACACTAAGATATTTAAGATTAGAGATTTATTCTCTGAGGATTATTTTGCAGCAAAACTATTAAACATAGTAAGTGGAGCAAAGGTTGAGGATTTATTAGAATCTGATTATCAGGAAGTAAGTTATTTGGCAGCATATGTAATGTCATTAATACCTGTTGATAAACCTGAATTTAAAGATAGGTTTGAAATTGATGGGGTTCATTATGGGTTCTTTCCAAATTGGAAGGATTTAACCTTTGCTGAATTTGTGGATATGGATACCATCTCAACGAAGAAGGCGGATGACTTACTTAATATGTTACACATACTAGCATCAATTATGTATAGACCAATTATTCACGAAAGGTCCAAACACGACTTTGACATTGAAAAATATGATTTAAAGAAGATGGAAGAACGAGCCGAATTGTTCAAAACCAAATTAGATGTGAAGTATATACTTGGAGCACAGTTTTTTTTTATCAACTACGCAAACAAATTTTTAAGTTATTCCCGGCTGTCTTCGATCCCGAAAATTTCGATGTGGACCAAAATCAAACTCACATGGAAGATGAGGAAACTGATATGGGCAATAGTTTTCAGAAAGTCTACGGTTGGTTCCTTGTCGTCAACAGAATTGCTGGAAATGATTTTACAAAACATGAGTACATCTTCAATAAAAAAATAATGGAAGTTCTCAACCAACTATCCTTCTTAATTCAATATGACGAAGAACAACAGAGATTAATGAAGAAGGCCAATGGGGAGATGGTATAATTTCATATAACGTTTTAGATTATTTTATATTTAAAAGTAGATGAATACAAGTTCAATTAATTATAAACAGTTATTAACGTACTTCAGTTCAATAGCATACAATCACGAACAGATTAAATCTTTCGGGTTTGGTGACCTTGCGCAGTGTACAAATGATTTAACAACGAAACAGGAACCAAGATATACAAGAATGTATATTGTACCTGGTGAGGTTAAATTAGATGAGAATCGTTTAGTCTATCGTTTATCCATAATAATAATGGATAGAGTTGAAGATGACCAATCAAACCAAAGTGAGGTAATGTCTGATACTTTGGAGATTGTTAAAGATATTTGGACAGTTATATTACAATCATTCACAGCAGCACAAGGAGACTTTAGTTGGGATTTGGTTGTAGACCAAAGACCTGATGTTATTCCTTTCTTAGAAAGATTTGAGACAATCTTGGGTGGATGGACATTGAACCTATCATTTCAAGTAGCGTTTGATTATAACAGTTGTGTACTACCTACATTAGGTAATTTCCAATTCCCTGAGGACCAGCAATTCACAAGTTATCAATACGTTTTAAATAAATTTGAAGAGTTTGCTGACGTACACCTACAAATTAATTCTTATGGATTTGGGGATGTTGAACAATTAACAAACGATATAATAACAAAACAGGAACCTCAATATCCTCGTATGTATGTAATGCCTGAATCAACACATTTTGAAACAGGTTTAATTCATGTGGGATGGAAGGTGTTCTTTGTAGATAAACTAAATAACGATATTTCAAATCAACAAGATGTATTGTCTGACCAATTAGAAATAGTAAAAGACTTTTTTACTAAGTTGTATTTATCAGACTTTGAAGCAGGATGGGACGCAACGGTTCAACCATTCTATGAAAAAACTGAGACGATTCTTTCAGGATGGATATTAGACTTTCACTTTGTACAGAAGTTCTCGTACGATAGATGTGTACTTCCTATATTACCATTTATACCTGGTAGTACATGGAGTGAACTTGCTGAACTTTGGAAGAACGTAAACACAGATTGGGAAAACACTTAAAACACAAAATATAATATAAAATGGGTCAATTAACTAATTTATACGTATCACAATCCTTTCAAGGATTAATAAAATTAACGGATAGTACAACAGGACTAACATCGTCACTTCAAACTATTCAAGATGGTTTGGGTGGTAATAGTCCATTACAGATGAGTTTGACTGCGGTAAACATCTCAGGTTCATTCACTGTAAACAATATTCCCATAACAGGAGGTACAGGTTCATCAGGTACATCAGGAACATCGGGTCTTGCTGGTTCTTCAGGGACAAGTGGTTCTTCAGGGACAAGTGGAAGTAGTGGAACAAGTGGTTCATCAGGTACTAGTGGTACAAGTGGACAGGATGGAAGTTCAGGTACAAGTGGTACATCAGGTGGAACAGGAAGTAGTGGTACATCAGGACAGGATGGTAGTTCAGGAACGTCTGGTACTAGTGGTACATCAGGAGGAACAGGTTCATCAGGAACAAGTGGTACAAGTGGTGTTGATGGTAGTTCAGGTACTTCAGGAACAAGTGGTGTTAGTCCATCATTAGATGGTGTTATTACAACAGGTTCAATTACATCAACACAAAATATAACAGGTAGTTTAATATTAGGTAATACAGTTATATCAGGTTCATTAATTGGTGGAACAGTTAATAATGGTATTATAAAAATACAATCACAATTAAATACATCAAGTAGTTTATCTATACCATTTGGTTATATAACAAGTTCTAATCCTGATTTACAAACCAATTTAATATTTGGAAATAGTACAGCATCATCTGGTTCAGGTTTATTAACTAATAACCTTACAGGTTCAATAGTTATATCAGGTTCCAATAATATATTATTAGGTGGTAGTAATAGAACTAATACATTAGTAACCGCAGGAACATATGGGTATCTTAATGGTTTTGGTAATATTGGTACAACAATACCAACATTAGGAACAGGGTCATTATTAAGACCAACAATAAATAACAACGCGTTACAGGCAGGACTAAACCTACAATTTACAACAAGTTCATTAGCGGCACCAAATATTGGTAATAACTTAATATATAGCGCAATAAATCTGAACCATCAATCAGGTAGTGTCAACTTCAATGTTAATGGTGTTATTGGTGGTGGTGTAATATCAACTCAAAATATAACAACCCCAAATACACAAGCAAGTATTGTTGGAAACCTTTTTACAAGTAATTTAACTACTAACTTAAATCATAATAGTTCATCAATAATTTATCAAGGAAATATTGGTGCTGTTACTGTAACAAATAATTATAGTTCATCTGTTTCAACAGCGGTAGATAATATAAATGTAACTCAAAACTTATTTAATGGTAATAGTATTTCATTAGTAGTTACAGGTTCAAATAGTGGAACAAGAAGAACGTTTAATTCTAATTTAATTAGTGGTAGGTCCAACGTTGTAAATTCAAATTTTAGTGGTGGTACAGGTGGACACTTAGTATCAACCGCATTATTGGGTCAG